CTGAAAACTGAGAATATAGATTATGTTATTGCGTCTGATACTGATTCGATTTATCTTCGCCTTGGTGAATTAGTGAACTCTGTGTTCAAAGAAATTGATACACCAAAGATTATTGACTTCATGGATAAAGTTTGTGAAGACAAGATTCAACCATACATTGATAAATCTTATGAAGAACTTGCTGAGTATGTTCATGCCTATGCACAGAAGATGATTATGAAACGAGAGGGTCTTTCTGACAAAGGTTTATGGACTGCTAAGAAACGATATATTCTCAATGTCTACAATAACGAAGGTGTTGTTTACAAAGAACCAAAACTCAAAGTAATGGGTCTTGAAATGATCAAATCATCAACACCATCGGCAATTCGTGAAAAGATGAGAACGGTTACCAAAGTGATGTTGACAGGCACAGAGTCAGATGTGCAAGACTTCATTGCACAATTCAAAGAAGAATTCAAATCATTACCACCAGAAGAAATTTCTTTTCCAAGAGGTTTGAATGGCCTGTTCACATACGCTGATCCGGTTTCATTGTATAAGAAAGGCACACCGATTCATGTCAAAGGCGCCATTCTTTACAATCATTTTTTGAAACAACATGAACTCACAAATAAATATCCTCTCATTCAAGAAGGCGAAAAACTAAAGTTCACCTATCTCAAGATGCCGAATCCTTTCAAAGATATGGTCATTTCATATCCTGGTCGTATACCAAAAGAATTCAATTTGAATGAGTATATTGATTATGACACACAGTTTGAAAAAGCGTTTCTAGAACCTGTCAAAGTCATACTTGATTGTATGGGTTGGCAGGCCGAAAAAAGAAGTACACTCGATAGTTTCTTCTTATGATTCAGGCATTACTACCATTTCTTACAGCGATTGCTTTATCGACCATCGCTGCATTTTACTCGGTCATTGGCCTTGCACAAATCTTTCCTGGTTCGTTCTGGCCAATTGTTATCATGGGTACAGTTCTTGAGGTTGCGAAACTTGTAACAGTTTCTTGGTTATATAACAATTGGAATGTTACAATGCGTGCCATGCGTTATTACTTTGTCATTGCAATTGTATTTCTCATGTTGATTACTTCGATGGGTATTTTTGGTTTTCTTTCAAGAGCTCACATAGAATCAAACATTGTTGTTGGTGGCAACTCTGTTCAAATTCAAATCATTGAACAGCAAGAAAAGATTTCTAAAGAACGCCTTGCATATCTTCTAAAGAAAGCAGGTGATGATCCAGATAGAATCGCAAGAACCACAGATCGTGCAATTCAAGAAACACAAGCAGAACTAAAAAGATTATCGGAAGAAAAACTACCTTTACTCAAAGAAGAAAACAAACTGCTTGCTGAAGTTGGTCCAATCAAATACATTGCCGAAGCACTTTATGGCAAAGAAGATCCAGATTTCATAGATAAAGCAGTAAGAGTTGTGATTCTTATAATCATTGTTGTTTTTGATCCACTTGCAATTCTGTTGCTCATTGCGGCAAATCAAAGTTACCGCAGAATAAAAGAAGAAGAAAAACCAGAAGAAGAAGAACCTAGAAAAAAGGCAAATAGAAAACGAAAGGTTGACAATCAGCCCGTAGTTAGTGTAGAATCATTTGTTGATAATAAACATCAACTTATACCCAAAGATAAAATTACTAACCTTGATGGAGGTTCCTTCTAATGAGTTTGCTTGATAAACTGAAGAAAAACACGACAATCAAAGATTCTGCTATTCTTTCAAAGTCAAAGTTTTTCACAGATAAAGATGTAATACCGACTGATGTGCCGATGATCAATGTGGCACTTTCTGGTCGTCTTGATGGTGGTCTTGTACCAGGTCTTACGATGCTGGCTGGCCCATCGAAACATTTCAAAACAGCATTTGCTTTGCTGATGGCTTCTGCCTATCAGAAAAAGTATCCTGATGCAGCCATTCTATTTTATGATTCAGAGTTTGGTACACCACAGAAATACTTTCAGACATTCAACATTGACATGGATCGTGTTCTTCATACACCGATTACTGATGTTGAACAATTGAAACATGATATCGTCAATCAGTTATTATCAATTGAAAAGAGTGACAAAGTAATTATTGTTCTTGATTCAATTGGTAATCTGGCTTCTCGTAAAGAAGTTGATGATGCAACCGAAGGTAAAACTGTTGCAGACATGTCAAGAGCAAAACAAATCAAATCACTCTTTCGTATGGTAACACCACATCTTACAATCAAAGATATACCTATGGTTGTTGTGAATCACACCTATAAAGAGATTGGTATGTTTCCAAAAGATATTGTTGGTGGTGGTACAGGCTCATACTATTCTGCCGACACAATATGGATTCTTGGTCGTCAACAAGACAAAGATGGCACAGAGATCAAAGGGTATAATTTTATCATCAATGTAGAAAAGTCTCGTTATGTCAAAGAGAAATCAAAAATACCAATTCTTGTTTCTTTTGAAGGTGGCATCAACAAATGGTCTGGTCTATTAGATATTGCTCTTGAAGCTAACTTTGTATCGAAACCGTCACCTGGTTGGTATGCAAAGGTCGATCAGAATACAGGTGAAGTTGGCGACAAGGTAAGAATTGCTGACACTCAAAAGAAAGAGTTTTGGCAAGACATTCTAACAAGTGAGAAATTCCAAAACTATATTCAACAAAGGTATCAGATTGCGTATGGCGACATTATGGGAGAAACTTCAGTTCTGGAAGAAACAGAAGCCGAAGTATAAATTTCAATACAGAGAAGGTGATACTACTTGGGTTGAGATTACATCAGGTGCCTATACTGGTGTAATCTTTTCTTATGGTATGGTCAAATTTGTACCAGAATCCATCGTAGCAAAACTTGAATTTACCTACAACATTCTACATTCAGGTGAACATGACCGTGATAACTTGCAAAATGACGCAGAGTTTGTTACAGTTATGGGTGACATCCTTACAGAGATAATTATTGAAAATGAACCGACTAGAACAAACAATACTGAAGAACCTGATTTATAATGAAGAATATACTCGCAAAGTATTACCATTTATTCAGTCAGATTATTTTTCAGACAACACCGAAAAGGTAGTATTCAAAGAGATATTTGAATTTGTCAACAAGTATAAGAATCTACCAACACATGAAGCACTTGTCATCAACTTCACCGAAAGTAAAACTCTAACTGAACCTCAAGTTCGGTCATCGATTGAACTTCTCAATGAATTCAAACAAAACAAAGATGAAACAGTTGATCTATCTTGGTTGACAGAAAACACCGAGAAGTTTTGCCAAGACAAGGCCATCTACAATGCCATTATGGAATCGGTTCAGATTCTTGATGACAAGGCCGAGAAAAAAAGTAAAGGTGAGATACCAAAACTTCTAAGTGATGCGCTTGGTGTTTCATTTGACAGTAACATTGGTCACGATTACATCAATGATTTTGATTCACGATATGAATTCTATCATCGTGTAGAGTCTCGTATTCGTTTTGACCTTGATATATTCAATAAAATTACAAAAGGTGGTCTGCCAACAAAGACCTTGAACATTGCACTTGCTGGTACTGGTGTTGGTAAATCTTTGTTTATGTGTCATGTGGCCGCAGGTTGTTTATCACAAGGTCACAATGTTTTGTATATCACTCTTGAAATGGCAGAAGAAAAGATTGCAGAGAGAATCGATGCGAATCTACTGAACATTGATATCAACGAACTGCAAACGATTTCAAAGCCGGATTATGAAAGAAAGTTTGAAGCACTCAAAAGTAAAACACAAGGTAAACTAATTATCAAAGAATACCCAACTGCTGCGGCTTCGACTTTACATTTTCGTGCTTTGTTGAGTGAACTTGCATTGAAGAAGAACTTTCGACCAGACATTATCTTTGTTGACTATCTAAACATCTGTGCCTCTGCAAGAATCAAGGCAGGCGGTAATGTGAACTCATACACCTATGTCAAAGCGATTGCAGAAGAACTTCGTGGTCTTGCTGTCGAATTCAATCTGCCTGTAGTTTCTGCAACACAAACAACAAGGTCTGGTTTTACAAACTCTGATCCAGGTCTTGAAGATACATCAGAAAGTTTTGGTCTGCCTGCAACTGCTGACTTTATGTTTGCACTTGTTACGAATGAAGACCTAGAGGCTCTGAATCAGATTCTTGTCAAACAATTGAAGAATCGATATTCTGACCCATCTTACTTCAAACGATTCGTGGTTGGTATTGACAAACCAAAAATGAGATTGTATGATACAGAACAGTCAGCACAAGATGACATTCTTGATTCTGGTCAAGAGAATATACCAGACAAACCTCTGAACACATTTGGTAATCGTGAAAGTAAATTCAATCGTAACTTCTCTGGCTTGAAAGTATGAATCTAAACAAAGAACAAGCCTTGCATTGTGCCAAGGCCTTCTCTGATTACTTTGATCGTTTTCAGAGAATTGATGATTACATTCGTGACCAGAAACTCAACTCTCTTGCTGATAGACCATTTGTTCTACCAGGTATGGGACCAGAAGAAGATTTGTTTTCTGATTTTACCATGCACCCAAGTGACATGAATCTTGAGATTGTAGAACTACCACAAGATCAATGGGACATTTATCTGAATATGATATCAAGTCACTCAAACATGACCAGTATTCCAGGCCGGTGTCTGAGGTTGGCTGTCATCGAAAAGAATACAAACAAGTGGGTTGGTTTCATTCGCCTTGGTTCTCCTGTGATCAATATGAAACCAAGAAACGAAATGCTTGGTGGTGTTTTTACACAAACAAAAGAATCAGCCAAGTCATTCAATCATACCTCAGTCATGGGCTTTGTGATTGTGCCAAGTCAACCATTTGGTTTCAATTATCTTGGTGGTAAGTTGCTGGCTGCGATCTGTTGTTCACATTGGGTTCGTGAGAGATTGAACAAAAAGTATAACATGAATACTTGCCTTTTTGAGACAACCAGTTTGTATGGTAGTTCTAA